GGCACTGCATGGATTGAATTGACCAGTGATGGTAAAATTGATATTTTTGCGCAAGACAGTATCAGTATCAAAACTGACGAAGATTTGAATTTGTATTCCGGCAGAGATATCAACATAGAAGCAAAACGTAATTTCAATGTGAAAGTGCATGAAGAAATGCATACCCATGTGGTAAAAGATCATATTTTAATTGTGGACGAAAATCAAAAAATTCATGTAAAGATGGATGTTGACAAAACATACGAGCAAAAATACACACATCATGTCAAACAAGATGTGAACAAATTATATGATACTGATTACTTACAACATGTGTTGGGCAAGGCCGACAAAGTGTTTGACGGTGCATATCAGCACAAAGTGGGCGGCGCTTTTGACTTGAACATTGGAGGCCATAATTTTCAAACTTCAGGCGGCAACATGGAAATAGCCGCAGCCAATACCACAATCTCCGGCGGCAACATCAATCTTAACGGGCCTGCGGCATCCACAGCCAGCGAAGCAAGTGAAGCAAGTGAAGCAGTATTGCCCCAACGTTTGAAACTGCATAAACTTTCTATTGAAACTGGTGAGTATGATGAGGAAAAATTGCCGCCCACTATCATGCGTAGAGTAGTTACCACAGAACCTTATGTTTATCATGAAAATGTAGACCCGGAAAAAGTCAAGTCAGCAGAAACTGACAGGGACATTGACGGCAGATATGAAGATACTGACGAAGAACAAACATCTGAGCAAGTTGACTTTACTGAAACCATGTTGGAACCACCTGAGCTATGGAAAACATACTCAACAGCCAGTGACACATTCAAAGTAATTCCGCCGCCAGCAGAAGAGGAGCAACAATAATGAGTTCAAATGCAAATTTATATAAAAAAATAACCTTGCCGGCAGCAAGTCAAACTGACAATATTGGCGAAAAAAAATACAAAGGGTTTAGTACAGTTAACACCAATACAGAAAACTTTAGTCTCTATGATTTTGAATTAATTAAACAAGACTTGTTTAATCATTTCTACACACGCCAAGGCGAGCGATTAATGCAACCTGAGTTTGGAACAATTATCTGGGACTTGTTGTTTGAGCCATTAACACCTGAAATAAAAAATCTAGTTCTAGAAAATATCAATCAAATAGTCAATTACGATCCTCGAGTCAAAGCAGAAAATGTTATAGTAACAGCGTATGATCAGGGCATACAGGTGCAATGCACGTTGATATTTTTGCCTTATAATATTTCGCAAACCCTGGAGTTAAGGTTTGATCAAGCCAATGGGCTACTAATGCAGTAAAATACGCAGTTAATCTTTAAAAATAAATACAATACTAGGATAACATATGAGCTCCATTGATAGACAAAATAACTTGCTGATTACTGAAGATTGGAAAAAAATCTACCAGTCCTTTAAAAATGCTGACTTCCAAAGTTACGACTTTGAAAATCTTCGCAGGACTATGATTACCTATCTACGTACAAATTATCCTGAAGATTTTAACGACTATATTGAGTCCAGCGAATACCTTGCCCTGGTGGATCTTATTGCATTCTTGGGACAAAGCATAGCTTTCCGTGTGGACTTAAATGCCCGTGAAAACTTTTTAGAATTAGCAGAACGTCGGGACAGTGTGTTACGTTTGGCACGACTAATCAGCTACAATGCAAAGCGTAATATTCCAGCCAAAGGATTATTAAAGTTTACCACCGTTAGAACTACAGAAACTGTGGTGGATAGTAATGGAAGAAATTTGGCAGGACAAGTTATCACATGGAACGATCCAAGCAATGCCAGCTGGCTAGATCAGTTTACTAAAGTTATGAATGCGGCCATGCCTGCTACTCAACAAATTGGAAATCCTTCAGCCAAGATAGATATTTACGGAATTCCAACAAGTCAGTATAGATTCCAAGGTGCTAATACAGATGTGCCAGTTTATGCTTTTTCAAAATCAATAGCGGGCAAATCTATGAATTTTGAAATCACTAGCACTACATTCAGCGGCGAGGAATTCATTTATGAAGAAGCTCCGCGAGTGGGCAACAGTCCTGCTTGTGTTTATAGGGACGACGGGCAAGGCGCTGCCAGCATCAACACGGGATTCTTTTTTAATTTTACACAAGGCTCGCTAAATGCCGGCGCATTTACTGTTAGCCAACCCAGCACTAATGAAAGCGTAGACATTGCAACACAGAATATTAATAATACAGATGTGTGGCTTTATAGACTAGATCAAAATGGCGCAGAATCAGAACTATGGACTAAGATTCCAGAACTAACCGGCAACAATGTCATTTATAATAGTCTTAATAAAAGTATAAAAAACATATATGCTGTGATCACTAGAACAGGCGATGCTGTTAGCTTGGCGTTCAGTGACGGCACTTTTGGAACATTGCCGCTAGGAGATTTTAGAACTTATTATCGTATCAGTAATGGCCTTTCTTATATTATAAACCCTGCGGATATTAGAAATATTTCTATATCTATTCCTTATACTTCTCGAAAAGGCCAAACAGAAACACTAACAGTTACATTGAGTTTGGTAAGCACAGTGTCTAATGCTGAATCAAGCGAGACCAATGCATATATCAAAGCAAATGCATCAGCAACTTATTACACACAAAATAGAATGATAACAGCTGAGGATTATAACATCAGTCCCTTGTCAGTTAATCAACAAGTTGTTAAAATAAAATCAGTTAACCGAACATCCAGCGGTATTAGTAGGTATTTTGACCTTAAAGACCCTACTGGAAAATACAGCAGTACTAATTTATTTGGCAATGACGGAGTTATATTCCAAGAGTCTTATACATTGCCTATTAAATTTAAATATGCTACTAAGGTTGACATTGAAGGCACCATCTATAATAAAATTATAGATATAATTAAAAATGAAGATTTAAGAAATTTCTATTACTCAAATTTTATTAACTTTTTGTCTACAAGTTTAAATATCGTATGGTATAATAAAACATCTGATACTACTTCTAGCACTGGTTATGTTGGCGAATTAACCGACGCTAGACCTTATCCAGTGGGTTCTTTTACAGCAACAGATTTAAAATATTTAACAGCCAATGCTTTAGTAAAATTTACTGCACCTGCTGGTTACTATTTTGACCTTAATAATTCAAATGCATTAAAATTAGGAGATGCCACACTATCGGGTCGTTCAAGTTATGTATGGGCACAAGTGATAGCTGTCAATGCAAACGGAACTGCCGCTGGCACAGGCACACTTTCTACGGGACTTGGCCCAATCACTTTAAATCAAGTGGTTCCTTCAACAGCCCAGATAACTCAGATCATTCCTAAATTATCACTGTCAATCACCAGCTCAGTAATCACAACAATGATAGATTTGATCTACAGCAATAGACCTTTTGGATTACGTTACGATGCAACTGATCAAAGCTGGAAAATAATCTTTGAAAATAACTTAGATGCAACATCTGGATTTAGTTTGTCTAATCAAGGAAGCGTATCTAATTTAAAGAACGATGCAAGTTGGGTGCTGTTGTTCACTACAGACAACGATTTTTATACAATCACAACTAGATTGCTACGATATGTATTTGAAAGCGATGAAGAAATAAGATTTTTCTTTGAAGACAACACTCCGGTTTACGACAGCACAACTAATTCCGTTGTAAAAGATTTAATCAACGTTCTGAGTATAAACACAAAACCTGGAATAACTGGTAAACCGTTCACGCAGGATTTGAAATGGGATATTGTGTCATCATTCAACGGACTGGACGGGTACATCGATAATAAAAAAATAGTAGTATCATTCCAAGATTCAGACAACAATGCCATAGTTGACAACCCTCAACTATTCCTTGACATTGTTGATTATCAAAATATTCAAAATTCTTATATAGTACAAGAAAAATATGCTATCTCTGCTGGACAAACCGACTATCGTTATAGGAATAATTCTGATAATAAAGTGAGATTTTTTGCAACTCAAGGCAGTGTTGGATCGCTATCTCAATATTCAACTGGACAGTATTTTTACTTTTCAGATACTGGCATAGTTAAACAATTAAATTCAACAAAATCTTTGTTAGTGCCCACATTGGATTACAAAGTATATGTGGGTAGAGATAACTTAAAATTTCAATATATTCACAGAGCTGATTACGAATCTAGAATAGATCCGGGTGCCAGCAACATCATGGATATTTACGTGCTAACCAAAAGTTACGACACGTTATTTCGTCAGTGGTTAGATGGCTCAACAACTATCAAACCACTGCCTCCAAGCTCAGCTGAACTATACAACTTAATTGCTCCAAAATTAAATTTAATTAAATCAATCAGCGACGAGATTGTTTATCATCCAGTTACATATAAATTATTATTTGGAGCAACCGCGTCAATTGATTTGCAAGCCAGTTTCAAAGTAACTAAAAGTTTAAATTCAGTAGTTTCAGAAAATGATATTAGATCTCGAGCAATAACTGCAATTAATCAATTTTTTACATTGGATAATTGGAATTTTGGAGATATATTTTATTTTACAGAATTATCAACTTATGTAATGACACAACTTTCTCCTGATATTACTAATTTTATTATTGTGCCAAGACAAGACGGATCTTACTTTGGTAGCTTGTTTGAAATAAAATGTCCAAGTGATCAAATTTTTGTTAGCAGTGCCACTGTGGATGACATTGAAATAATTACTGGAATAACGTCAGGTAATATCAAATCGGTAACAGGCCAGGCCCTTAGTGCAGTGTCATCACAAAATACCACTAGCTCAACATACGGAAATATCTAATGACTGATTTCACAAACCCATCTGGTTCAAAAGGCCTTAGCGTAAATTTAATACCTAACTTTTTTAAAACAGATGCCAATAAAAGATTTTTGCAAGCAACGGTAGATCAGCTGGTAACTCCTGGAACTGTTAAAAAAGTCAACGGATTTGTTGGAAGACCCTATTCAAAATCGACCACAGGCACTGATTTGTTTGTTGAAGCACCAACTTTGATTCGTCAAAATTATCAACTAGAGCCAGCATTAACGGTTCAGGATACACTGGGCAACACTACGTTCTTTAAAGACTATATTGATTACATAAATCAATTAGGAGTATTTGGAGCCAACGTATCCAATCATGCTAGACTTAATAAACAAGAATTTTATTCATGGAATCCACATATTGACTGGGATAAATTTGTTAATTTTCAAAATTACTATTGGTTATCTTACGGCCCTGACACTATTAAAATATTTGGCCAACAGCTAACAGCACAAAGTACCTATAAAATTGCCCTAGAATATCAAGGACAAAATACACAATATGTGTTTACTCCAGACGGGTTAACACCAAACCCTGTAATTAAATTATATAGAGGACAAACTTATAAATTTATTATATCCAGTCCCAGCAATCCGATCAGCATAAAAACTGCAAGGTCGACGGGTATTGCTGATAGATACCAAATAGCAGGCATTGATTCCTACGGTGTTGAAACTGGAGTAATAACCGTGACTATTCCTGTAAATTCTCCAAACGTTCTATATTATCAAAGTGAGACTGATATAAATGCCGGCGGGGTTTTTGAAATATACAATATAGATGAAAATTCTTTTATCGATGTTGCCGCAGAAATCCTAGGCAAGGTTACTTATACATTAAGCGACGGCACCAAATTATCTAATGGTATGAAGGTATCATTTGGCGGCCAAGTTACTCCTGTTGAATATGCAACGGGTGAGTATTATGTGGAAGGAGTAGGCACAGCAATCCGATTAATTGAAAAATCAATTTTAGAAATATCCACAACATATACGGCATCTGAAACATTGTTATTTGATGCCAAACCGTTTGACGTAGATGCATTTAGTGATTCTACTGGGTTTGCAAACACGTTGGATTACATGATTATTAACCGAGCAAGTCGAGATCACAATCCGTGGAGTCGTTATAATAGATGGTTCCACAAAGATGTAATAAATGCCAGCGCAACGTTTAATAAAACAATAGCCTCGCTGGATCAAAGTCTCAGGGCAGTTCGGCCTATTATTGAATTCAATGCAGATTTAAAATTATTTAATTTTGGTACTGATGCAATTTTTGACATTGACCTAGTTGATACTTTCACACAGGATGCATTTTCTGTCATTGAAGGTAGTCTGGGATATAGCATTGATAATATCAAGTTAACTGACGGGCAAAAGATATTATTTTTATCAGACACTGATAGATTAGTTAAGAATAAAATTTTTAAAGTAGAGTTTATAAATGTCACATCCTCTAGTGCCAATCAAAACACACGCCGACAAATACATCTAGTTGAATTACATACGCCAGCAGTCAATGAAGTAATACTTGTAAAGCAAGGCGTATCTAATCAAGGTATAATGTACTGGTTTAACGGTACCACATGGATACCAACTCAGCAAAAAATTGATACTAATCAGTTTCCTTTATT